TCCATACAGTATCACTTTTGTGCAGTGCAGCATAGACCGCGATTGTGCAGTGCAGCATGAACCATCGAGGCGCGTGCGCGCACATGCGCGTGGTAGATAACGCGCACGCGCGCTAAACGGCTCGCGCGACCGACGATGCGCGCGCCCGCGCACGATCACGCGCGAACCAATCCCGGCCCCGCTCGCGATGCGTGCGCGTATTGCAATTTTCGTGCCAACATTCGTATCTACTTACATCTTGCTTACAAAACTGTCATATTCGGTGCACCAAAACGGTGCAGATCGCACCAAAATGGGGCTAGTCCGGACTAGGCGTGGTTGCTGGGCCGCCGTGGTAGTGAACACTCACATCGCCGATAGCCCGCATCGTTATGTGCTCGCTTTTGGTGCACGATAATGGAGACAAAATGGAGGTTTGGCACGCTTACATCGCGCTTACAAATGCTAAAACTCGTTTGAAATCAACGACTTGCGATCTTGTCACTGTCAACATGGCGCGACTTGGCACGCCGTTCGCAACGTCCGGTTTGCCGGCGGCGTTTCGTCGCTCGGTTCCGACGGGTGCCTCCTGTCGGCTCTCACATGGCAACCGGAGTTTACACCATGCGTATTCATGTGCAATCGAATACGGCACGGGCAGACTACCTGCACCAATGGTACAAGGGCGCGTATCGGACCGAAAGGTCAGAGGCTCGCACCTTGAATCGAGAGGAGCTGATTGCGTTTGCTGCGCAACGGAACCTCGCGGTTGCAGAGTCAGTCTCAACGCGCCGCTCGAAGTGGTACTAGTCTAGCCTAGCAATAGGCGGATAGTCCTCTAGTCCGGGCACACTCTGCGGAGTGTGTCCTAACTAGGTGACTCTAATGAGAGCCTAGCCTCGCCCGTTTATTCGGGACAGGATAAGAACGTCAGCTAACTTGCTGGAGAGTAGCATCATGGCTAAACTCTACAGGAAGAAGCGCGTCACTACCGGATACAGTAACCGGCTTGAAGGTTGCGAACAGTGGTTCAGCAACTATGAAGTCGGACACATTCTGTATCAGGCGAGACTCGCCCTTCCCGCAGACGCGCCGCTACATATGCAGCAGGGCTACGCTAAGGCTGCTAAAGAGCAGGACGAAGTGTGGGTTACAGACTTCCGTCGCCTGTATAGGCTCGGGAGAGTGGAACCTTTGCCGCAGTACGCATACATGGTGCGCGGTATCACTCCGTTTATCTTTGCAGGTAAAGCGGAAGTCTCGCGCAAGGTAGGGCAGAGGCAGAGATTGCCGCACGTGCAGAGATTGCACGCGGCTGAGGTACGCAAACGATTAGTGAAGGCTAGCTTCGGCTAGCCCTTACTACACATACAAGGGCAGTGCAGACTGCCCATACTAGAGGTTCGCCCGAGCATCCTCGCGATGTATAGGGGAACTACGCCTAGGTCAGCTTCGGCTGACCGTCGCTCGGCAAGAGCCGAGCTAAGCACCTAGTGTGGGTAGTCTGGACTAGCCTTTGCTAGTTCACACACGCAATCCCGCGTGTGTAAGGAGAGTGGTATCATGGCCCAAGTAAAAGTGTTGGGCCGCAATGTCGCTGTCAAAGTAGAGGGTAACAAGATCCTCGTCGAGATGGACCTGAGTGCGAAGGGAGAAGTCTCTGCCTCGGGCAAATCGACGGTGATTGCGTCCTCGAAGGGCAATCAGACCATTGCGGTGGTTGATGGGAAGGTATTCAAACTCGGCGTCAACCTCTTCGCTCAGTAACACCGAGCATGAAGAGAGGCGAAGGTTTGATCTTCGAAGATGGCATGAGTAACAGACTGGTAGCGGTGTGGTATGACCCAACTACCAGGTTGTTTCTCAAGCAAGGGCTGAGAGTAGGCAAGGACTGCCCTCTCTCGCCTGAACTGCGCAGGATCTACGTCAAGGAAGGGAAGGTAGCCTGTATCAAGGCGATCCGTATGATTACGGGTTGTGGACTCTGGGATGCATACGATATGGTCAGGAGTGCAGAACTTGGCACGAAAGAAAGGGAAGAACCGCAAGCACACTGATGCTGCGTCTGCCCCTATCACCACGCATGTGCGTAGCAGTGGTAGAGTAACCATAGGGGATGCGTTCCCTTGGTTGGAGGCACTGAGCAGCAGGGCAGGAGTGAAGCCAGTAAGAGGGTAGTTATACCCGACACACGAGGTTGAGTCAATGGACAGAGCGAAGCTCGGTCGCAGACTCGCCTATCTGGTACACACGAAACATCTCAGCATCATAGGGCTAGAGTTGATGGCTGATGCCTTCACTCAGTTCGAACTGCAAGAGATGGGCAGACACATTCAGTATGCACGTGAGGTACTGGAGCAGGCAGAGAAGGCGAGGCAGGTACGACGGAACCTGTGGAAGTTCACAGGAGAGGGAGATACACCGTGAAAGAGAGACACTGGATGTTCCTGATAATTGTACTGGCGGTGGCAACAGTACATTATCTCAGCAATTACTACCACCCCACACCCAACCCACCTGAGGAGGTGAAGGTAGAGTGAGTCAATGACGGGCAGAGGGGGCGAGTGTCCCTGATACAGCACACTGACGCGGTGTAACTATCACCGCTTGTCACTGGCTGTGCATACACACCCTCTCTGCCCGTCACCTTTTGTATATACGCCAGTCATAAGCACACACTGGGGCACCCAAGTGGTTAAACTATATAAGGTGTGGCTGATAGGGCAGTGACTGGTAGGCTGAGTCTAATCGGAGGGCGCGCTTCACTGCCCGCTCGACACTCTGACTCATGCTTATGGCTGGCGTATGTACAGGAGGTATGTGTATGTGTGTTGAGCCGTATGGTTTCGGGTTAGCTATGTGTTTCTTCGCAGGTTTCGGGTTCAGTGTACTGGTAAGGTACGCGATAGAAAGATTCATAAACTAGGCGGCGCGACCACCTAGTCCGGACTATTCGCTAGTTGGTAACGGCGTAGTCAGTGTACCTATGCACTGACGTGTGAGTAGTCCGGACTAGCTGGTTGTACCAGATAGGAGGTAACATGTGAGTCTCAGATCACAGGAGAGGGGATGGGCTGGCCTTTACTATCACTGCACAGGATGCGGGGTAAGGGTTAAGTCTGTCAACTTGTCCGGTGTGTGTCAACACTGCGTAGGTGAGTATGAATTGCAACAGTTTCAGCGGGGTAGGATTGACCACCCACCTAAGCAGCCCCCAACTACGGTTGATCCGTCCATCAGTGATGATGGCCCCGCTTTTTCTAAGGAGGAATGATGGGTCCAGTTGATGTGATCCTCTTGGTCCTCGTCATGTCCGTCCCGTTGGAGGATGGCAAGACAGGAGTTGATATCGTACAACAACACAAGGTGTACGACAGCATGGATAGCTGCATCAGTGATGGCAAGGCAGCACAAGCAGACAGTACCCTCGTCAAAGGATACTTCTGCTTGCATGATGTCATTGCAGAGGGACAGCCCACATGAGCTACGATATCAACAAGGTGACGTGGCGTGAGACGGCAACGACTGCCGTCGTGGTTGGTCGCAAGCAAGGACAAGTTAAGTCAGAGATGTTCTGGCATGCACGTCGGTGTGTGTCAGAGCAGAAGGGTGACTTGGTTGCTGCATGTAAGCAGTTCCTTGCTCGATGTGCAGAGGAGGAGATGTGGATGAAGTCTCCCGCTGCTGGTCAGATGCAGGTGACAGAGTTGCCTGAGATCTGGCAGCAAGGCAAGTCCGATTGCAAGCGGGCAATGGAGAAGGGGTTGGATCTCCGCACCTTCAAGAGCTATCACGAGATGCGTGATGCCAAGAAGAAAGCGACCCAATCCGCCGGCAAGGTTCAACGGGCAGAGCGACCAGCCCATGAACCGAAGGCTGAGACGACGGTCGAGCAGGCACTGAAGGAAGGTACTGTGGTAGATGCCAAGTCCAACCAACTGTGCCCGCCTGATCTGCTTCCGTTGGTGGTATTGCTTGCTCCACTACCGGAACTGGCACGCAAGCGAGCAATCACCCGCCTCATGCAGGTTGCGAACAGTCTGATGACTGACCATCGCAAGAACATGGAGCGCAGCAACAGGAGCCAGCAAGCGTGAGCAGAAGCGGAGCGCGAGCAGGGTATGCAATGGACAAAGATCTCGACAAGATCTTGGCCGACGTGAAGTCGGTATCGAATCAGCCTGAGGTTAAGGCTGAACTGTTCATCTGGGTTAGTCACCAGATGAAACAGCTAGGCAAGGCGCTGAAGGTAGCGCGTGCCAAGCTGGCCCGTGTCAGTGCACAGGTTATCATCAGCTCGGGGAACAAGGCACTGGCTATCCATCGTGACAACCACGAGCGGTACGTCACGAAGATCGAGAGTTACATCGAGAAACTGGAGAAGATTCATGGCGCTGTCAAGCCAAAGTCTCAGCCGGTGGTACCGACTCAACAGGTTCAAGTGGAGTAGCACCAACCCGGTGTTCAGTTGGCTGGGCTCTGTCCTGTCACTGACACTGTCGCTGGTCATCGCTCTCGTGTTCCTGATGTCAGTGCCTGCGTTGATGGGTGGCACCATCTTCGGGCTTCACTTGCCCGTGCCGTCGGTCCTCATGACCGTCTGCTCGTAAGAAGGGGGTACAACATGGAAGGGCTCAAGCATTTCCTGTGGTACGCATTCACATCACTGGCCAAGATGGTGGCAACCATTGCCATCGTGTTGCTGGTCTACCTTGTGGTACTACTGTACCTCGGGCGGCTGGCCACGGACCTGACTGGCCTACAACAGGAGCTGAATCGTGGCGAGACGGAAACGTCGGAACCCCGTGATTCAAATGCCGAAGGCAGAGGTGGCCCGAAAGGATACATCGAATGCTCCGGCACCTACTGCTGAACTGGTAACGGAACGCCGGGAACACGTGGACCACTATGAACCACGTGACCAGGTGATTCTGTACAGTCTGGCTGCGATCATCATCACCGTGACCGTTGCGGTTGGTGCGATCAAGCTCGGGCTGATACCGGGTATCACGCCGTAGGGTAGTGCACACTAGGCTAGCCAGCAGTATCGGTTAGCCTAGTCTGGACTACCTTGTGGAGGTGGCAGATGAAGCCGAGTGTGTACATAGAACTCTGGCGATTCACTAGCACGGCACGTGGTCAGACGTACCTGTTAGGATACGTTGGAGACAGACACCCTGTAGTGGGTAAGCGTAACGGTTGGATCATATCAAGTGAAGTGATCCATGCTGACTTCGATACCCTCTCAGTTGAGACACACAACACGGTGTACTACCTCAGTGAACCAGGGTGGTGCGGACTGGAGCCCTACATCGAGGGCCACTAGTCCGGACTACCTTGTGCGTGTGGTCGGATCATTCCGACCTTGGTGTCCCGGTGGTTGAAGTGTGGGCTGGTGATTGACCAGCCTGAGTACCCATCGTAAGTAGAGAATAAAAGGGAACAACTAGTGGGGTTAAGGCTACCACTAGGTGCAGGTTCGAACCCTGCCTTGTCCCATAGGGCATGACTAGGACGCATAAGCCTAGGGTGCCATGAGATATAGACGGTGCCACTGTACCCATTAGGTGTTGTACGGTGGGGTGCTGAGTAGCTAGACGAGACTCGGCCATGCCAGTAGCTGTCCATTGGGTTGGGCTAACCCAGTATCTCGGGCTGTTGTAACTGTTAGGAGAATCAGATGAAGGACTTGTTGTTGTGGATGCGAGGCGCCTTGTTGGGCCTGCTCTCTGCCTTGTTCCATCTGTGCATCTATAGCGCAGCCTTGTTCGGTCTGTATGCCGGGGTCAATCTCGGTGTCGATCTGAATAAGGAGAAGTGTGCGGCCATCACGGCGAACACTTCGATCTGTTTGATCGGGCATGACCTGCCTGCACCAACAGATCCCCCGCCTGTCGATGCACATGCGACGACCCTGTAGGCACGACCGTCTCGGGTAGGAGTACGCCGAGGTCCACCGTAAAGTGGATGCCATATACAGTACGCATACGCTGAACAATGTGCTTGCTGAAACTGTAGACCTCACCGATACATGGTGGTTGGTAGGGCATGGTTGAATACCGTGGATTAAGTACGCCACATGCTATTCCTATGGCTGAAAGCTATCGAGGTGAGACTCACATAGTAAGGGCACGTGAAGAGGCATTGCTATGGTCTCGCGTTGAGAAGGTGCTAGTCCGGACTAACACGGGCTGGTTAATTGTAACCCTGCAAAGGAGGTACGTATGGGTTTGGTCATTCCAAACTCTAAGGTATCTACGATACGCCGTCAGGCGAACCGTAAGCACCCCGAAAGGGACAGTGCTGACCGGTATCGTGCGATACCCGGTGCATTCGTGAGCAAGGGGAAGAACGGGGATGTGTTGATCCCGCTCTGGGCCTTGCAATCGGTAGGCACCGCAGCTGGTAATACACAGCTGCAATCCGTACTCGACAGGTTGTTAGTTGTCGAAAGACAACTAGCTGTCCTGAAGGGATACGCTGCTCCAACATCGGATCGACCTATGACTCCGGTGCCGAAGGAGCTGGTGAGTGAGGCACGCACTGCCGTTTCAGTGCCGGGCAATGAAGCCGAGCGGCTGACCCCGCCGGACGTTAGCCCGAAGCGAGAGACGGTATTGTTATTGCCAGCTCCTTCGAATGTGGTACCACTGAACCAAGTCAGGATGCCCGTCCAACCGGCAGCCAACGACGAGGCACCAGTGGAGGTAGTGAGTCACCCCCCTCCGCTTCCAACGGATGACGAGGGTATCACCACCGCTTGGTTGGAATCGCAGTTCGGGTTCTCGCCAATGGAACAGTTCCGTGTGTTGGATCGTGAGTTCCACCGCCGGAATAAGAGCGCTCTTAAGACTCATGGTATGACGTACACCGAGATCCGTATCAAGCGCAAGCTTGCAACACGCAACATGGAGGTGCGTGACGGAAGGATGGTCCATCGTTCGGACGTCTACTTCCCCTCGGAAGACTCGAAGTACAAAGAGTGGAGTGCCACCGCTGGAGCGGCTGGCCCGACACGGCTGTCGTTGTTGGCGTTCCTCGCCAAGCAAGGACGGGACCAGCACCGAGCTTACAAACGGGGGATGGCCTTCACTCCCGAGGCGTACCGTAAGCGGACCATGCGTGCTGAAGCTCGACGTAAGATGGACATCATCGGTCGCCTCGATGGTGCCAAGTTCATGCATGGCGTCCGCTTTGCAATGGTAGATTCACTTGCCTATGAAGTGAACAACCGCACGTCAGCATCCCAGCTGAAGGCGGCGGGTCTTTGGTTCCGTGATGTCACCGACCGTGTACGGCGTGTGATTGGAGTCGATGTCCCTGACCGTGGCAAGGCAGTGCGTGAACGAGCAGAGCGTGAAGGGTCGGTACTGCAAGGCATCAAGGACTGGTTCACCGAGCGTAAGACGCCGAGTGATGGTGGTCCTCCTATCCCTCACCCTGCTGACTTCCTCATTTCCCAAGTACTCCCCGGACCGGATGAAGTACCGGTACGTGAGCTGATCCGGGGGTATCAGCGAGCTGGCATCGGTCACTAGCGGGTTGGGTGAATGATGCTGAGTTGTCCCGTCGAGTGTTCGATCACGTGATGTGAACGTGCTGAGTGCACTGCATCAGCTGATGCTTGAGTAACAGTACATCGCAGGTCAGGTTGGCTCACCGAGTGGTGGATGCCTCCGAGTGCTAGGCCCGCTGCGATGTCGGATAGTCCGGACTATCGTTAGTCCGATGACGGACTAGTGAATGCAGACACTAGCTAGTCCGTCGTTCATACCCTGCCTGGGGTACATACAGGTTCGGATGTGGTCGCAAGCCACGAGAATAAATCGTCGTTGACAATGCACTGTGCGTAGACGGTGCAAGAAAGCGTGGCCTGTGTTTCGTACTAGGCACAGGTGAACACGGTATAGTACGTAGGATACCGAGCCATAAACTACAGGGTTCGAATCCCTGCCGAGGTGATCCCTCGTGTCTGGTGCTAGGGCGCAGCTTGCCTAAGCCATGCCTCAACATGGCCCACAGCTTCACCCCTCTAGCGGGTAACACCGTGTGCTGGGGGCGGCTATCGTGAATGGCTCTGTCTGTTACTAGGATTCAGAACGCAGTCCGAATGCCTTGCAGGTGCGAGTCCTGCTTCTGTCAACCAGTGTCATAGGCATGGTGTGAAAACCTAGGGGTGCTAGTAAAAGGTAACAGCTGAGACTCGAAAGAGACAGTGGTATCCAAGCCTCCGCAGCAGCTGCATCCCGGTTCGAATCCGGGTAGTCATTGGACTATGGCGGAACTGGTATACGCAGAGGCGAACAGTTGGTAAGCGATGCAGGTTTGAATCCTGCCGGTTCACTACCGATACGCGCTTGAGTTGGTGGTCAAGCAATCATGCCCCAACCGTGACCGTTCAGTAGGTAGCGTTAGCGAAACACGAGGCAGTCGCGTAAAAGCTGTAGTGATGGAGCCACATGAGACCGGTTGGTGCTGCAATGCACCGCAATGGCAGAAAGAATGCGGCAGCCCTGAAAAGCTGTGCACTGGTAGTGGTGAGACATCACAAAGAATCCATTCACTCAACAGGAGAACGACCTATGAGTCTCTATCGTTTGGCGATAGTGAATGGTGTCCTCGTCCGCCAGAAGCGTGCTTTGCTGCGCTGGTGGAACTGGTCATTCAATAGGTCCGAAGAGGATCGGTTGGTGACCATGAAGAATGGCTTGGTCAAGGCCCAGCAGGCTGTCCAGATGTTGGTGCCACAGATCAAGCACGAGACAGAGCGCATAGATGGGCTCAAGAAGCAGGTCAGATCGTGGCAGGATACCAGCGGCAAAGCTGGTGGCCCGTCATGGCGTGACCGCTGGTCTCCTCGGAAGGAACCGAAGATTCTTCAGAAGGACATCAACGTAGCACGCAAGAAGAAGGAGCGCGTGCTTATCTCACAACCAGCGGAAGTGGCCCGGCTGGTAGTGGGCAGTAACAAGTTCGGGCCTAAACCATAGAAGGAGGATTGATGTTAATAGTCAAGTTAGATGAACCACCGTAAGTGGGTCCGGTTAATCCATGTATACCTCGGGTTCAACGGGTCGGAAGCAATGGACCTATCGAGCTGCACAAGTAGGGTAATCAATCCCGCTCTGGTTGAACAGAGAGATGGCGGTGCAGTGAGGTGAGCAGACAATCCCGCATCATCAGTGGTGTAACGGATGCATACCATGCGTGCCAGTAGTTCATCTACTATTGGAGTGTCACGTCTGGAGGTAAGGGTTCGAGTCCCTTGTGGTGTAGCCGTGCGGCAGCCGGGTAGCCGGAGAACTTTCCACTGAATCCCTTGTCTAACATAAGGAGGCAGGATGCTTGGAGTACAGCCAGCTGAAATGCTGATGGTAACCAAAGCGATCGGTCTCGTGACGTTGATCTTGTTGTGCATAGCTGACCCGTGGTGGCTGCGCTTCGAAGATCTCTTGTTGCGAATCGTCCCACGTTTCGACCTATGACAACGTGGTGATGTGACAGTCGCCCGTTGGCCCAGAGTGGTGGCCCGTGTGCATCACTCAGGGCCAGCCCTTTGTATCGCTTCATAGGGCTCTTCTCTTGGGCAACCGAGAGTGGATGGGTACAATCGGGTGGCTCTGAGTGATGCACATGGGTGCTAACTTGAGACCAACCAGAGGGTAAGCTATGACCGTAGCTGAACTCATGCTCCAACTGGGAGCCATGCCGGGTGAGGCACATGTCGATGTCATGTTTCCTACGGGCAGCGACGCCTTCACCATTAGCATGGTAGAGCTTATGGTGCTGCGAGATGGACGTAAGTTCTGTATCATTGAGATCAACGATGCTACTCCCCTCCGCGCAGTATAACATGGGCAAGGATGCCCGACGACGTAAGCAATACGCACTTAACTGTGCAATCAATACGGCAGGTGTTGCCGTAGCAGTGTCGTGGCAGGTAGCAATTACCGCTTCGGCATTCATGTGAGCTGGCTAGGGGGTGCCTTGAGTGGTACCCCCTACCTTTACATTTTCTACCAGAAAATTTTGGAGGGTTAATGCTCGTAGCAAAGCTGGAAATCTGGCCTCGTGGTGACGTAGCGTCAGCCTATGAGGTAAGCCGGGTGTTCATTGCGAACCTCGGACGTGATGAGGAACAGGTGAAGGGTGACCCTTGGACAGCAGTGTATAAGTATGCTGCATGGATTGGTAACCCCGGAGCTGAGGAGAACATGGTACCCCTGCCCACGTCAGGAACTGCGGTAGCCACGTTCAGTCACGATAGACAGGATGGCCCTGAGATCTGCGTTGAGCGTGCCCTCAAGGCGCTCAGAACGCAGCATAAGATAGCTTCGTATGACGTGTAAATAAGTTGAACCTTTCCTGATTTCGGGTGTCTAATTAACTGCGGTTATAAGGAATAAAGTAGATGTGTAATGAAGTAAGACCGGTAGAATACCTCGTTGTAAGGCGTAGCCCTAGCATGTCGTATGGTACTTACTACGTGAGTAATCCATATACACTATATCAAGAGGCACTTGATAAAGCTAAGTCCCTCTGCGAGGAGAATGGTATCTCCTACCACGTGGTAGAGATCCTTGATGATGTAGAGGAAGCAGCTCAACCTGTCAAGGTGACGCCTCGTGTATGTGGTGGATTCCTGTGAGCACACTCTCCAGCCAGTACCTCGAAGCTGATGATTCAGTTACGATCTACACACTGAAGCCTTACCAAGTACGCAGTAAGAAAGCAGATGAGATCCCTGCTCAACCAGTGTAAGGAGAGGGGTATGATCCCAACTCTCTGGTTCACAGCTGGTGCCGTGTGCTTTATGATAGGCAACATTATCCAACTCATGGATCAATGGAAATGAAAAGACTCTTAGCTATACTAGTACTATGCCTTGCCTCAATGGCAGCTATGGTACCAGGCACAGCTACTTGTGGCACCTCCTCTTGTACGGTATACAACCAAGCAACAGTGATAGGATACACAGGTGATCCACTACAGATTGGATGGGGATGCACAGCTTGCGCTACCAATCTGTACGAACACGTAGTAGAGATGCGTCGCTTCCCACCTAGGGATACTGACGTGCCAATACAAAGCGGCAAGTTCGCATACAACGTATTCACATGGAACACTAAGTTCCCTAAAGTGGGTACGTACTACGTCCGCATCAAAGATTGCCTGATCGGCAAGCGTGATGATGCAAGCTGTAGCGTATGGGGTAACTCATATGATTTACAAACTACAGAGCCTATTAAATTCCCTCGTGGATTTACTATTAACTCTGAACTTAAACCTCCTACATTGTAAGGATAAACAGATGGCAAAGGTAGCCAGTCACAAACTGACAGCTAAAGCCCCGGCTGATACGGATGTCGCCGCGATTCGTTTCTACATTGATGGTAACTCTACACCTGATTTCATTGGTCAGGCTAGCGTAGGCGTATGGCCTTCGGATGCAGCGCATATGCGTCGTGTCCCGGCTGTTGCTGGTGCTACGGTAGAGACCGTATTCAATGCAGGGGATCTCGTCGATGGTACCTACTCATTCGCAGCTCAGTCTGAGGATGCTAGTGGTAACCTCTCGGATGCAGTAACTAAGGCGGAGTGGACAAACGTCCCTTTGGACCTGACGGCTCCGGGTGCCCCGACGGATCTCACGATCGAGACGTTGTAATCAACGTCATTCATCAGCTCCTTGAGCTGTTGAGATAGTAACGCCAAGGAGGAGAGGGGTTATGTTAAGACGGAAGGCATACAACATAGATGCCCTCCCGCCCATCTCGGAAGAGACACGGGCGAAGATAGTTGAAGCACAATGGATGTACGGCATGAAGGGGGAGCACGGGCTAGATGTAGTAGCCCCGTGGTTATTGTATGACAGCAACGATAGTGCGAGACGAACCGTGTCCCCGTTGTCGAGAGAGAGGAAGAGACAAGACAGGTAACCACCTGATTGTATTCGACAATGGTGACAAGTTCTGTAATAGATGCAAGTACAGGGAGAAGGGAGGGATGGCAATTGAACTCAACACAGAGTCAAGTTACCTCAGCTTTGAAGAAGCCGGAGCCTTACCTGTATTTGGAATCCCTGGAAAGGGCATTGGAAGAGACGCATGCGATGCATACGGTGTGCGAACAGAGTTTGATGGTACCGGTGAACCGTGTAGGTTTTGGTATCCACACCATAGTAGTGCTGGATGTACCGGGTATAAAGGGAAGTCCACTAGTAAGCAGTGGACAGTGGTTGGAAATACTAGAGACGGATTGTTATTCGGCCAACATCACATCAAGCCAAACGGCAATCTGCTTATTCTCACTGAGGGTGAGGATGATTGCCTTGCTGTATGGCAGTGCCTCCGTGAACATAGCACGCTTGAAGGGTGGACTCCTTCAGTTGTATCTATTTCACATGGTGCATCTGGAGCAGCCGGAGATGTAGCTCGCAATCTAGAGTTCGTTGATTCGTTCAAGAAGATTGTTATCTGCTTCGACAATGACGAGGCAGGTAAGGCAGCTACAGATGCAGTAGCACAGATGTTTCCGGGTAAGGCACACGTAGCTAAGCTCGCGCTCAAAGATGCTAACGAGATGCTGCTTGCTGGGAAGGGGGAGGAGCTTAAGTGGGATATACTCAAGCACGCACGTAAGTACCAACCAGATGGTATAATCAACGGTGCTGATACTTGGGATCGGTATGTCAATGCCAGCTCACAAGATTGTTATAACTATCCAGAGACTTGGATAGAATTAAACAGGATGACATATGGATATCGACTCGGGAGCCTCGTCACTATTACGAGCGGGACCGGAGTTGGAAAGACTCAGCTCATGCGTGAACTCAAGTATCACGTATGGGAGTCTACTAACTTTGGTATTGCTGATATATCGCTTGAGGAAGATGTCGGAGATTCTGTATCTGGACTTATGTCACTACACATGGGACAAAGACTACATCTACCTGACATTCCCGCTTCAGAGTTGGACGAACGAGCAGCACATGACGCGCTGTTCTCTGACGGAAGGTTTATGTTCTATGACCACTTCGGAGGAATGGATGACAGTAACCTTCTCGGTAAGATTCGATACTTCGCAGCTTGTGGATGCCAAGCGATTTTCCTCGATCATCTTAGTATCGTTATCTCGGAGTACGCAGCTGAAGGTAACGAGCGAGAGCGTATAGATACAGTCATGACCAAGCTGGCTAAGATAGCCAAGGAGTTAAACGTTGTTATCTTCATTGTTGTCCACCTCAGAAAAGTTGGAGGAGGCGAGTCTTTTGAGCAGGGAGCTGTCCCTAGCCTTGACGACCTTCGTGGATCAGGCAGCCTCAAGCAGCTCTCCTGGGATGTACTTGCGCTCTCCCGCAACCAGCAGCATCCTGACCTATATTGCCGCAACGTATCGAGACTTACTGTACTTAAGTGTAGATTTAGTGGGCGAACTGGACCAGCAGATTACATCTATTTTGACCAAACAACGGGGCGAATGAAGGGTGTAGCTAAGCCAGCAAACTATGACCTTGAAGTGAAGAGGAACTTTTAAATGCATCCAGTGTCTGATTGGAGACCGGAACAACCGAGGACTCATATGAGTACTATGAACCGTAAGCATAACGCACGTAACCCTTTCCAAGGGGCGTTTAAGAAGGTGCTAACAGTATGCTCAGCTGGCCTTCTGCGCAGCCCTACAGCGGCTGTGGTGCTCTCACAAGAGCCATACAACTTTAACACTAGGGCAGCGGGGGCAGAGGATAGCTTTGCCTTGATCCCGGTAGATGAAGTGTTGCTCGATTGGGCAGATGAAGTAGTCTTCATGACTGAAGATCACTTCGATATAGTAGACGCCAAGTTCCCTGCTAAGCTGAAGCAGTGGGTTATCCTTGGTGTACCAGATACGTTTGAGTATCGTAACCCAGAACTGATGCAGATGATTCGTGATAAGTACGACGAAGCTGTATCAAGCAGAGACAATGATGCCGACCTATACATATAAGTGTAGCGAATGCGGCTATAAGGTAGAGTTGGAACGCGACATAGAAGACAGAGATAACAAAGTCTTTGCTCCTCACGCACCCAACAAGAAAGGATGTAATGGTGAGTATCGTAAGATAATCACTGCAACTTCCACACCCTTCGAGACTCTAAGAGATAGGGGTGTGTTCGAAAGGATCGGCTGATGGCAGATGAAAAGCTGCCTTGTAAGTGGAGGTTGAACCCTCGTTTCCAATACGAGTGTAAGGTATGTCACAACATGGATCAGAACACTTGTCCCATGAAGGTGACAACAGACACAGACTATGATGAGGTATATGTATATGGCTTTCGAAGATGCACGGATGATGACGGTAGTTTCGGAATGGATGGTTGAGGTAACTCAGACCGTTATGAAATACGTCAACGCTGGCTCCGAGGAGGAGGCTAAGGCTCTTGCTCTTGAGGACGATGACTACGTTCGCCTGATGCAGAAACAAGTAACACATGCGGAGTTGATTACGAAATGACATTTGTCAAAGCTTTGAACAAAGCTGTAGTATATGGGATGGCCCTGTTCGGTGCGTATGTCCTGTCCCTGGTAGCCATTGATAAGATGGAACCGGCAGCTCATATCTACACCGCAGGTGATTGTAGCTTGATTGTGGTACCGTCGAAATGATGAACCAAGTAGACCAACAGGAACTGGCGACGTCTATCGCTGACATCTTCCGTGTGAAGATGGCTCATCGTAACGTGAACGTCAGTACCGATGACATCATGCAGGTACGTGGTGCTATCAAAGCTATCACTGACCAGTACGTAGATAACAGTATGATCCAGAACACTCAGTATGACCCACGGGTAGGGCAGGTAGTGAATGTCGAAGATCAAGTGGATGAATGATTATGTCATGCGAACTCTCGATGAGTTCGGTATGATGAACTACCCTCACGATGAAGTAGATGCATTCGCATCTGGTCTACGTGATGGTGATAACAACACTGTGCTTATGACACTGAAAGCATGGGGCTTCAACACATCCTTGTTCGGATTCTATAAACAAGGGTACAGACATGGACAAGAGGGGATCAGAGGAAATGGGGACAAGTCGTCATCGAGCTGGTCAACAGCCGAGTGAAGCCATACGCTCCGCTCTACAGAACTTCATCTGGACCGGGCGTAGGTCGGGAGCAGAGTTCTCAGAACACCTGCACAATCTGTATCGCAAATGGTTCATCCAAGGGCAGGCAGACTACAGGGCAGGGACACCTATGCCCGATGCATGTTATCTACATGAATCATCTGTCGAAGCTTGGAACATGGGCTGGCAATGTGATGCCGAGGTGGAACGAAGAGGGCTTAAGCTTTCGGATCTAGGTCTGATTGTACCTAAGCCGATAGCTCTTGAGATGGAACTTATTGATATTAAAACTGTCGAAGAGTAATGATGAACTTAATCTTTGACATAGAAGGTGATGGCCTCCGAGACACTGCAAAGGTGGTATGGTGTATCGTTGCCAAAGATATAGACACAGGTAAAGTTTACCAGTTTGGGCCTGATGAGATTCAGCAAGGCATAATCCTGCTAGGTAGCGCCACGCTCCTCATCGGGCACAACATACTTAACTATGACCTACCATTACTAGAGAAGCTGTATGGTTTCCATTATGAAGGCACTGTGTTTGACACTCTTGTCTGCTCTCGTCTTCTTATGTCTGATCGGGTTCATCCGGGTGGGACTAGAAGTGGCACTCATTCTCTTGCAGCTTGGGGCTACAGGGTAGGCAGAGGTAAACCAGACCACGATGACTGGACACAGTTCAGCCCAGAGATGATGCACCGGTGTACTGAGGACGTTGAGATCAACGCTCTTGTATACGATGCGCTGCTTATGGAGTGGGGCACTACTATCAATTGGTGGCCTGCGTTTCAACTAGAGCAAGACATTGCTGTCATCATGACAGAGCAGGAGGACTTCGGTGTACCGTTTAAAGTTGATGAAGCTAAAGCTTTACTTGCTACGTTTACAGCTGAGATATCACAGATTGATGCGGAACTGGTTCCTCAACTGCCACCAGTACCACTCCCTGCGAGCCGACAAGGTACTTGGCCGCGTACACAGTTTAAGAAGGATGGTAGTCCAACACAGGCTGCGTTGCGTTATTACGGACCCGGATTTACAAGCTACCGTACTGACTTAATAGTCAAGACCGAGCCTATCAATCTAGCGAGCGAGAAGCAGGTCAAAGAATACCTATTGTCCATAGGCTGGGAACCCATTGATTGGAATTACCAGAAGGGTAGCAACGGAAAGCCCCTCCGTGACGAATATGGGGAGAAGATAAAGACATCGCCTAAGCTCACTATTGAATCATTAGAATCATGTGAGTGGCCCGAAGGGCAGGCTACATTCGGGGAGAAGGTAGTACGTAGGTTGATGCTGGCACACCGGTGTGGTATGCTTGAGGGATTCCTTAGGGATGTACGTCCTGATGGTAGGCTCTCAGCACAGACAACACCGCAAGGTACGCCCACGGGTAGGATGACCCATCGTGTAGTGGTCAATGTCCCGGCGCACGGTAAACCTTACGGAGCTGAGATGCGTGCATTGTTCGGCACTGATGAGGGTTACATACGAGCTGGATTGGATCTCTCATCCTGTCAGCTACGTGGATTGTGTCATGAAATGGGAGATGAGGAATTCCAGCGTCAGGTAATTGAAGGTGATATTCATACCTACGCTAAAGATTTGGCAGGTCTTGCTGAAAGATGGCAAGGCAAGAAGCTAGTGTATCTCACTCTGTTCGGCGGTGGGCCACAGAAACTAGCTACTGACCTGAAGCTGCCGCTTGAACAAGCGCGTGTCGTTCAGTCAACGTTTTTCTCCAACTTACCCAAACTCAAAGAACTATTAGATCGCTTGAGCAGGGAGTGGAAAGAGGGCGGCTGTCTCAAGGGACTAGACGGACGAGCGCTTTGGGTCAGAGCCGAACACATGCTGCTAGTCTACAGGCTACAAGCCTTGGAAGCAGTGTATATGAAATCGTTCTTGCGCGAGATGTATCAGCACAAGAGCATAGCCAGACAGGTAACAGTTAATCATGATGAAGGGCAGTTCCTGGTTCCGATCGGATACCAAGATGAGTTCTCATATCATGCCTTCAACATCAGAGATAGACTCAATGAGCGATTTGAATTACGATGCCCACAGGACATCGACATCAAGTTCGGACAAAATTGGGCTGAATGTCACTGATGGTTTAGATGACATGTACCCTGACATGATGGTAGACATCGAGAGCTTCAGCACTAATGTCAAGGCACAAGTCGTAAGCATCGGGGCTTTTAGATTCAGGCTGGATACGTCAGATGATCTGAATACTATCAAAGATCCTGAGCGTAGCTTCTACGCAGTGCTAGATACAGAGGAGCAGGAGGCTGATGGAAGGATCACGGACCCTGATACAATGGCTTGGTGGGATCGTCAGTCGATGGAAGCACGAGCGGTACTTAGAGAACCGTTCGAAGAAGTTAAACCTGCGCTCGAAAGGTTTGCTGAGTTTGCACGGGGGGTCAGACGAGTGTGGGGTAATGGCAACACATTCGACAATGTTATTGTTAGAGACCTCTGCAACGACTACAACGTCGAGTACCCAGTAAAGTACTGGGGTGATTTGGATATGCGTACACTTAAATATTTGTGGAACCGATTGACCAACTGGGCACACAAAGGAAAGACCAAGAAGACTATTGGTGACGCGCACAATGCGCTTGATGACGCAAGGTCACAAGTCATGCAACTACAAGAAATGTATAGAGATTTGAAAGGAACTAGATATGGCGCTTAATCCGCAAGATAAGACAGGTAAGAAGATTAGCCTACCCGCACCCGGTACAGTACCGGCACGAGTAGCTCGTATTGTCGAGATCGGTAAGCACGCCTCATTCAAGTATGGCGTTAAAGATCAGGTACAAATTTGGTACTCACTCCCGACTCGGCTGATCGCTGATGAAGGTGAGTTCCAAGGCAAGCAACATCAGGTACGCACACAGCGTATGACTAAATCGAGCAATGAGAAGGCAGCGCTGATGAAGCATGTCAAAGCTCTGAAGCCGACAGCTACCTCGCTGAGTGAACTGATTAACTTGCCATGTTACATCACCATCGTGAACAACGATGTGAAAGCGCAGGATGGCTCAGTCACTGCGTACTGTAACATTATGGGGGTCATGCCGGTACCGGAAGGTATGCAGGTGGGTGACCTCGACACGGAACCGTTCTACTTTGACTTCGATAATCCCGACGAGACTGTCTGGACGAAGCATCTGTGGGAAGGTATGCGTGAGACGATCATGAAAGCAGAGAACTACAAAGGTTCAGAAGTAGAAAAGATGGTACTTAAACTAGGAGCAACAGCATGAAGACGTACAACATTGCACGTGGTTACGCAGGCGACATCAAGATCGAAGTAGCAGATAACGTAGACTACAACTTCCATGTAGCGGAAGAAAGCCGACGTGGCTACGTCTCGTTCTACACGTTCGATGAGAAGGACGAGTACGGCGCACGCCGTGGCGTCGCAGCCTTCACCGACGTAGAAGGTGTTTGGATCGACGGAACCAACATCAAGCAGAAAGTCCATACCAACGATATGGAACTCGTGGCAGCTCAGAAAGCCGAGCATACCACCGAGTGGAAACAGCTGTAAGAGGCAGGAGCCCCCTTCGTTGGGGGCTTTCTCTTGAGGTAATTATGGATTGGAAAGTACCAAAGAGTTTCAAAGTATTCACTCGTGAGTTCATCACTAAAGAGATGGATGAGGGTGGTATGAATGAAGGTGAGTCAGGTAGTATGCTACTTGATCCAGCTATGATACAGATCAGCCCGCTGCTAGAGCCTGAGAGTACTAGACAGAAAATCACATGGGCACACGAGATGCTGCATGCTGTCCTCGATAGTATGGGTATCAAGATGAAGCATAGGCACCTGGATGCTATGGCAGCAGGTATAGTGCAAGTACTAGATACAGCAGAAGGTGATTATAATGCCCCAGAAAGGCTATAGGAAGGGCTGTGACGAGCGCGACTTAGAGATCCTTACCCAGCTATATGGTGAGGGGTTTACGACCCGCCAGCTAGGGGAGAAGTGGGATGTAGCCCCTACTACGATAGGAGTCTGGCTCAAGAAAGCAGGTGTTAAGATGAAACCACAAGGACGCTACTTCAAATGAAGATGTTACTTGATGCTGATATGCCAGCAATGGAGCTGGGTGGACTACAAGACTACCCTGAAACACCTACTACTCTGTTAGTAGATAGTGATGGAGTTGAACATGCATTCGATAAGAACGGGGTTGAGCTGCTCAAAGAACCTCTTCCTTGGGAAACTGTCCGAGATCTTGCGAAGGGTAGGTTTATTTCTATTCTCACTAAGTCAGAAGCTGGTGGCTTCGAAGCATACCTATCACGAGGCGAGACATTTCGTCATAAGCTCGCAACCATCCTCAAGTACAAGGGTAATAGAGATGGACGTGAGCGACCGTTTCATTCTGCCCGAATCAAGCAGTATTACGCTGATACATTTGGAGCGCAGTGGTGTGATGGATACGAGGCGGATGACGGTATGGCAATGGAGCAATGGGGAGACTGGTCGTACCTCGCTAAACTATACGACTACAACGAAGAACGGATTAAAGAGAACTCTAATACCGTTATCTGTAGTCGAGACAAGGATCTGAATACGGTACCTGGTTGGCACTTTAACTGGACCCTTAAGAAAGAGGCAGAGAAGCGAGAGATGTTGGGTGAGGTGCACTTCGAGAAGCCACCTTACTACGTTACGCTGATGCAATCTATTCGTAACTTCTATACTCAGATGTTGATGGGTGACTCTGTAGATAACATCAAAGGGTTATACAACGTAGGTAAGAAGTCAGCTTGGATCAAGCAACTAGATGATATGCACGACGAGCCAGCTATGTATGAGCACGTCAAGGACAAGTACCAACGGTACTACGGGAACTGGTGGCGTGAAGCGCTAGTAGAGACAGGCCGACTGTTGCATATGCTCCGCAAGCCGGGGGATGTGTGGCTCCCGCCTGATGAACGCGATAATAACTATTATGAGATTTAGCCTGAATGCGCTTGGACAATCGTTATGGCCTCATGCCATCTTCAACGAAGAGGACGATCAGTTTAGGGCTTGGTGGTTTCGTTGCCCTACTTGCAACGATTCCTATTGGTTCCTTCCTAGCGATATTGATAAGCTGTATAAACGCACTCAATACCACGGGGTGTGCAAGCACGGGCATATAATCCATTGCATTAACTAATGTATAAAAGCAAGTTAGAGAGATTAAATGGGAAGCTCCTCGAAGAAAAAGGTATCACGTACTACTACGAGCCGAAAGAAGGGAAGATCCAATGGCTCCTTCCGGCGTCGCTCCACGAGTACACCCCGGACTTCTTCATCCCAAGACAAGACGGCAGCTACCTCATCGTCGAAACCAAAGGCATTTGGGAATACACAGACAGATGTAAGCACGCATGGGTACAACGCCAATATCCGGGATTGGATATTAGGTTCGTTTTCACCAACAGCCGTACAAAGACTAGCAAAGGAGCAAAGCAAACTTACGCAGACATTTGCGAGGGGAGAGGAAGAGGAATCTTCAAAGGTCTAACCTGGCAGTATGCAGATAAGAGGATACCAGAGGAGTGGTTAGTATGAATCAGTTTGATGTAGATGAGTACCAAGCTTGGGCAGCTACATTGTGGAAGAAGAAGGATGATATCCATCTTGACATAATGCACGCTCTACTCGGTCTTACTACTGAGGTAGGAGAGGTAGCTGATCTATTCAAGAAGCCTTGGTTCACACCTAACAGAGTAGATGGACGCACTGTAGCAGATGTACAAGAGCTTAAGAAAGAGATAGGAGATGTACTATACTACGCTGCTATCCTTGCAGAGATACACGGCATCCCATTAAGTGATGTAGTGTATAGTAACGTAACTAAATTAGAGAAAAGATATGGCGCGCAAACCAGTAACCCGACAAGTTCGGAATTGGAAAACCCTGTGTCTCACAACTTACACGGAGCAGTATGATGGACGAACAAAGTCCTGGCGACGTGTGTGATATTCCGCAGGAAGTAGAGGTTCATGAGGACAACGCTTCCCCTTTGGAGGTAGAGTTCTGGGATATCTATGAAGAACATGGGATGGAGCATGCTACTAACTTCTTCGATACGTTCACTAATGGTGACGTAGAGGAAGCTAAGCAATTGATTCCTCTCATCTTGGATGAAGCCAAGGCTCGTGGTATTGACATGGTACAGTTCCTCGTAGAGTGGGACAAGCATGCAGCTGCGAAACAACAGGAAGCAACCAATGAGCAAGAAGTCGGAGAGTGATCCGAGCGGGCTAGACCAGCATGTTAAGGGCGCTAAGCTCGACGCTGGTAAGCTTAATATCTTCAAGATGGTTCTTGGCTACTTCGCCCCAGCTCTGCGAGCTGTCGGGTGGCTAAGCAATACCGGTGCTATCAAGTACACCTACGGCGGCTGGTCAGCAGTTGACAACGCCGAAGAAAGATACCTCGAAGCGGAAGTAAGACACCTATTCGACCTTGCCGAAGGTAAGGAATACGACCTGGTATACACAGACCCCAAATCTGGACGTGAATACTGGCACCATCACAAAGTATCCAAAGCATGGAATGCTCTAGCTGAACTGACTAAGTTCATAGAAGCAGGCGGTGTAACGGAGAAAATAGTAGAGAAGTAAGTAGTATGGCTAGAGGACGGCCAAGCAAGCACCAGGAGGGGGATCTGTGCGAGACTTGTTTCGTTACACCCAAACGATTCAAGGGCTATAGTCCATCGGGTAGGAAGATATACGGTGCTACGTGTCAAGCGTGTCATCGTAACATGCACAGCAGACACAGGAAGGATCACTGTGAGTTGTGTGATTACAAACCGTTGTTCATGCGTACATTGGATGTACACCACAGGGACGGTGACAACAGTAACAACGATGAGAGCAACCTGCTGACGGTGTGCGCAAACTGCCATCGGGAATTAGAAGCCACCATTCACGAGCTAGGTGATTGGGAAAAGGCAGAGTCATGGCTCAAGAAGTTTCTGAAACGTCTAGTACGTTAAAGATAGAAGCATAAAAAAAGGGCGGAACCTGTGAGGGAACCGCCCTTTTCTTTGCCTGTAAGTTTTACCCTACAGGACTTAAGCCTTGGAGGAGGAGGATTATGGCTTTTTTCTAATCCGCTTAGTCTGTGTCACTAATACCGAATCAGACCCATGAAGGGCTTGAACTAACTCTTTGATATCAGCTTTGATTTCATTAAGTAAGTCCGCCATTGAATCGTGCCCAGCCTCTAGAACAGCTACTCTTGTTGATAGTTTACCTACCCACATTGCCGCAGCTACAGATGTCGTAACCATGTACGCCATCATTGCGAATGTGTTGTAATCTACCTGCATCAAAGCTTCCGCCATACATTCAACCCGATCGCTGCCAGTACTGTAGCTTTCAGGATAAACCCGAGTTCACTACCACTGTCCAGTATCTGAGCTAGTGCTTGTACGCCAGTGATTATCCCTTCTAAGAAGGCAGGATAACCGAAGCCGTGTAGTACACCACCTAGCATGATGCCGTTGATAATCCCTACCAAAGACAGAGTAACATACTCGTCCTTCCAGGTAGTACCCATAGACTCAGCTAGAACTGCTTCTAGATGTTGATCGTTTACTGTGATCGTTGTCTCATCAGCCTGACGCGCAGCGGATAACTGCCCATTGATTGCGTCCTTCGCTATCTTCCGATCTTGTTTCTTATTGAGAACATCGGTGATTGGCTTTATAATCGTGCCCAACCCATTGGTTAGGAAGTCACCTATTACACTCATCAGCCTTCCTTAATCATTTGTTGTAGCTCGTCGGCACGTTTGCCAACCTGCTTATCCCACTTGCTATCTGAAAGATGAGAGGCTGCGCCATCCCAATCTTTTGCTGCTGTACTAGCCAGCGTATTGTGGAACTTACTGAACGTAGGCCAGCCCATGTTAAACATGATATCTACGAATGCGTAACGTACCTTAGTAGGCATCTCATCAAAGCCGGGGATATGTTCTTCACAATCTTTCCACGCTTCTATCAGATCATTCTTAAACATAAGTTCTACTTCGTCTGGTCTAAATCCTTTATCGGTAAGGTTGCGGCCTATACCACCGCTCACCTTACCTACTGTATCTACGTACAGTTTATATCTAACTCCTTCGTGCCTTCCTAGCATCTCACGCATGAATGCGTAATCTGCGTCAGTCATCACCATGATGTTATGATAACGATACCGCTACCACCATCACCACCACGACCGCCGGTGGTGCC